TACAATAATTATGTTTGAAAAGGGTAAAGAGATTAAAAGATGGGAAGCAGGATTATCATTTGCATTAAATGCAGACGATATTAAAAAAGAAATAAAAGAAGAAATTGATGCAATAATGTTAAGGAGGTTTCAGTAATGAAAAAACTATTAGTAGGATTAATGTTAATGTGCTCTTTGAGTGCTCAAGACTTTTTTAAGTTTAGCACTATTTATGGAGCATATAATTTAACAAGTCCTTTAACAAAAGATCAAACCTATCAAGTAAGTAATGGTGCTTTACAAGAAATACAGGAAGAATTAGAAGATCACGGTTCTTTAACTTTAGGTATTAGAAAGTTAGCACGATTTGATTATGAGAATAAACCTGAAGTATGGTATACAGGGAAAGAAGCTCCTATCAATGAAAGTGTTATGATTGGTAATGGTATGGCACAAGGTTGGGAATATATATTAGAATACTCTCAACATAAACAATTTGGTGAAGAATTTGATAACCATGAATATATGTTACGATATTTAGCACCTAAATTTATATTTAAAGCTAACTATGATGCAATGGGATTAGAAGACTTAGAGTTTGCTGCAATAGATATGAGATATAGAAAAAATTTAGGTAATTTAGATTTATCTATGGGTATCGCAGCTAGATCACATCCAGCATATTTAGACTTCCTACCTATTGATTTATGGTGGGATGAACAAGGTATAGACATTAGTGAGTATATCCCCTTTTGGTTATTTGCTTACGATAAAGGATATACAGATAGCTGGGAGTTGCAATATACTCAATATGGTTATCAGTATTACGATTATTTATGGTGGGATGCTGAAGGAAATCTTGTAGCTACTACCGATGAACAATTCTATACTGAAGTATATGGTGATATAGTAGATGATTACAATGAAGAGTATGCTCGTAATCTTGGATATCAACATGAATTAGCATTATCCATAGGAATGGATTATTATAAATACCTAGAGAACAGTTGGATTCATATGTGGGCTACTGCATATCCTTATAATAAAGGAATGTCAGATTATTCATTTAATTATGATTCTGCTAAGTATGGAATGGACTATGATGCAGGTTTAGTATTAGGATGGAAATTAAATAAAAAGCTTGGAATTTTCATCCAAAGTCGTTATATTAACATGTATGATATCAAAAGCTATGAAGCAACTACTGGTTTTAACTGGTTGATATACTAGGAGAAAGTAAAATGGCAGATAAATATAGTGACTATTCACCTTCGAACTGGTTTAATCCAAGTAGTGTGAGAAGAAGACAAAAAAATCATAAGGCAATTTTGAAACAGCTGAAAAAAAATAGAAAAGCTAATGTATCAAAATTTAAAAAATGGGCTAAATCCAATATTAAAAAAGGGGCAGCAAGATCAAGAGCCCAAGGATTTAAATCCCAAAATAAAAAAAAGGAGAAATGATGTTAAAATTTTTAATAGGATTAATCATGGGTAACATGATGTATTGGTCAATATGTCACTATGGTTATATGGACAAGTTAGGTAAATACTTACCTAAATGCAAGTGCAACAAAAAGAAGGGAGCATAAGATGCCAAAAGGAGCAGGCACATATGGAAGTAAAGTAGGGAGACCTAAGAAAAAAAAGAAAATGGCTAGAAAAAAGAAAAGAGCCTTAAAAAAGTCTATAAGACAGACGAATAGAGCGGATAGAAAGAAGAAGACTGGAAGAAAAATAACTCGTAAAAAAGATGTTAAAGCATTGAAAAAGACCAAAGGTGGTACTTATCCAGTATACGCTAAAGGTTCTAAAGGAGCTAAATCAACTAAGTCTAAGATCGCAGCAGCTAGAAAAGCAGGAAAGAAAACAGTTAAAATCAATGGTAGATCATATTCTACTGCATTGAAGAAACCTAAAACAAAAGCTAAGCCAGCTAAAAAAGGCAAAGGCATAGGAGGTTGGATTAAATCTGCTTGGAAAAAAAATAGAGCAACTGCTAAAAAGCAATCTGCTAGACGTAAAAAAGCACTACCTAATAGAACAAAACTAAAGGGTAGATAGAATACATGGGATACAAACGTTTTGGTAAAATGAAAAGTAAGATTCGAAAAAGATTAAAGAATCTTGAAAAGAAAATTCGTGGATACCGAAAAAAGAACAGTGATGTTCGATAAGTTAAATCATAACCAGGAGGCCAAATGGCAAAAAAGGAAGTAAACGTAAATCCAGATCTAAAAGAGAAAGCTATGAAAGAGCTAGATCTTTTAATAGAACAACATAATGACCTTGTGAAACTTATACAAGATTCACAAATGAAATTGTCAGAAGTTAAATCAATGATTGTTGGAAAACAAGGATATTTACAAGGAATTGACGATTGCGACAAGGAATGTAAAGATGCCTAAATTAGACATAGTTGGTAAAATAATTGACAAAGTATCAGACAATGTTGATAGATTTACCTTAGATAAAGAAGAGAAAGCTATGATGATTAATGAAATCAACAAAGCTCAACTCGAAGTTAATAAAGTAGAAGCAGGACATACGTCCAAGTTCGTAAGTGGTTGGAGACCTTTCACAGGATGGGTTTGTTCCACAGCACTTGCATATCACTTTATCATACAGCCTTTATTAACCTTTATATTCTATGCTAGTGGGAATCCAGTAGAGTTGCCTGTGTTTGACATGGGCACTCTAACCACCGTACTTTTTGGTATGCTGGGGCTTGGGGGAATGCGCAGCCTAGAAAAAGTTAAAAGATCAGCTTAGGGAGGTTTATGAAAGTAAAAAAACGTGGTATCATAATACCAGACCAGCATTATCCGTTGGAGGATAAAGCTGCAGTTAATTGTGTAATTAAAGCAATTAAGAAAGTAAAACCTAATGTATTTGTAAATTTAGGAGATGTTGGTGAATGGGAATCAGTATCAGCATGGAGGTATAAAGATAAAAAATTACCACCATTAGAATACCAATTACCGTTAATCAATGAAGATATAAAATTAGTAAACGAGGGATTAGATGTTTGGGATGAAGTCCTTAAAGAAGTGGGATGTAAAGAAAAGTATCTATTACAAGGTAACCATGATCTCTGGTTGGATAATTTTGTTACTAAGTATCCTTATATGGTTGATCACTCTTTTTATAAAGCGTGTAAAATAAAAGAAAGAGGATACAAGTATAGTGAATATAATCTTCCTATACAAGTTGGAAAGCTTACTTTTTTCCATGGTGCATTTGCAACTATGTATCATGCTAAAAAGCATCTTGAAACATATGGGGAGAACGTGATTTATGGACATACTCACGATGTTCAAAGACATACGCAGACTAAGTTAGGCGGAACTATTGGAGCTTGGTCTTTAGGATGTTTAAAAGATATGTCTCATGAAAACAATAAGTGGCTTAAAGGTAGGTTACATAATTGGGTTCATGCATTTGCTATTGTTGATTGGTTTGACAATGAGCAATTTAAAGTAGAAGTAGTAGAAATATTTGATGGTAAAACATCAGTATGGGGAGAGATAATAGACGGTAATGAGTAAGATATTTACAACAAATTCATTAAAAGGTAATCCTTGGATGGAGACAAACATAGACAAGGATAGAAGAATGCATAATCTTAAAAAAGGCAAAAAAACTAAACTAAAAAAAGGAATGAAAAGTCGTGCCCAAAAAAGTATTAAACTTAACAAATTTTAGTGGCGGTTTAAACGACAATACCAATGCTAGAGACTTACTAGTAAATGAGTTCCAGCTTATTGACGGATTTTCTGTTGAAAGACCTGGAACTCTAAAGGTATTAGGTTCGGTTAAAAACTTACCACATGTTAGCAGTGCTGATGAAGAACAGTTTGCCAGTGCTATTAACCATGGTAATGGATTATTTCATTTTAATTCAGATAGAGATCCAGCTGATGGAGCTTTGGCTAATACCGAAATGTTATTAATTAACGATATAGGTAATACAAAAGTTAAAGTATTTGATAGAACAGACGGAGCATATGAAACTGGTTCAGACATTGATTATGGAAGTGCAGCAGCAAAGGTTGATTACTATGCAGTTGATGGTGAAGTTAGAGTTTCTGCACATGATTACAGTGTTACTGCTGGAGGTCCACAAAATCAAAATAAATGGTATGGATATCTTGATAAAGTTTTTACCTATGGAGCTGTGGCAGCTGATGTTCCTGTTCTTATCCTTAAGCAAGTTAATGGATTTAAGGTAGCTAATCAATATCTTTCACCACTATTAGGAGATGCAACAGAAACTCCTGATGGTTATGGATATGATACTAAAGATATATCCCCTACAGTTTTCTTAGCAAATAGATCAGAACTTGTATTTAATCAAGATATAGCAAGTTGGACTGTTTCAGGAAATACTATAACTCCAAGTGGGACTGATACTTTAGCAACTTTATCAGATGCTTTAGATGGACATTCTGCATTTGCAACAGGTTATGGAACTTTAGGTTTTTGGGCTTGGTTAGATCCTGCAACTGACACTAGTGATGATGCAGGTGCTAGTATTTTTGCATATACTGGTGCTTCTAATAAAAGAATTGCAATATTTGCTTCTAATGTTTATGGAGATCAAGAATCAGACCTTGTTCATGTTGGGTATATATCTCAACCTACTGTAACAGCTGATACTAAAAAAACATTTAATTATGCATTTATTGGAAGATTACCAGATAATCCAAGACAAACTGGTATTAATATCTATTGGGCAATAGCAGAAGATTATACATCTTCAGTTCAAACTAACTTTGGACAAAAGTATTTATTCTTTGAAGTTGATTTTGAAAAAGGATATAGAATTGGAGGATTCGATAACTGGATTGCATTTGGATTTACTACACACGATGATGAAGATGGAGATGGAACATGTGCAGCTTTATCAGGAACTGGAGATAATGATAAATATTTTTATCAAACAGGAGGAAGTTGGGGTGCATCATCTTCTGCAGCTATGAAGATACTTGGAATACAAAATGTTCAATCATTGCCAACAGATGAGCCCCATATTGATAGAAATAGAAATGTTATGGGTAGAGCTGGAACAAGTTTTAAAACCTCTACAATAATAAATCGTAGAGCATATATCGGCAATATAATGTATTACGATACTAATAATAAACTACAAACAGCTAATGATACTGTTTTAAAATCTTTAGTAAATGAATTTGATCATTTTGAATTTGAAAGAAGATTAGATGTTGAAATAAACGATGGTGATGATATAGTTAAATTAGCTTCAGTTGGAAGTAAGTTACTTGAATTTAAACGTAATACGTTATATATCATTAACGTTAGTAGAGATATTGAATTTTTAGAAGGAACTTTACATTTTAAAGGATGTGAAAAAGATTATCATGTAGTTGAAGCAGAAGGTTTTGTAGCATGGTTTAATAAATATGGTTTGTTTGTATATGACGGTGAATCAATGAGAGATTTAACAATAGGAGAAAATGGTCAAAAGAAATTAAAAGACTGGGGAACTGATTATTACCATGATAATGCACAATTGGGATATGTTCCAGAAAAACAAACATTAATTGTTACGAATACTTCTTACGATGGAAGTTCTGACAATGTTTTAGAAATTGATTTAAAATCTTTATCTTTTGTTAGAGGGAAAGCTAAATGCACTAGCAATAGTATTACAAATTTAGTTAATTTAAATGATGGTAAATTAGTTTGGTATGAAAGAATTGGAAGTAATCAAGAATTACGTTATTGGAATCCTGAGGCTGGTTTATTAGAAGGTTCTAGTAATCTTAGTTTAGAATTAACTACACCAGCATATACTATGGATCTACCAAATCAAGATAAAAATATCAGCACTATTTATATAAGCTATAAAAATGGAGATGGTATTGTTGTTAAAGGATTTACAGATACAAATGATGGTGGATCAGCAATTGAACATGATTTAGTTACTTTATCAGGAACTAATGATACAACATATAGAACTGCTAAAATAAAAATTAGAAGTGTATCAACAGATGTTCATGACGACTTTAAAAGAGTTAAATCATTTGGGTTAAAATTTGTTAAAGCAGATTCTGAAAGAACTAATTTTGAAGTTAATGATATACAAATAGTATATAGATTGAAGAGTATAAGATAATGGCAAAGGAAGCAAAATTACCAGATTTTTATTCTAACTTAACTAATACTCTTAAACCTGAAAAGGATAGAAAAGGTCTTGGTGGTGGGCGTAAAAGTGCTAGAAGTATTGCAACAGAAGTAAGACAACAAGCAGCAGTAAGCACTAAATTTGAAAGAAAACCTACCCCAAGTGAAGGAACAGAAGGAGATACAAAGCTTGTAAAAGATGGTGATAAGTATTATTCTTATCATAAAATAGGAAAAGAATGGTTTAAAACTGAATTGGAGAGAGATAATGGCTAGTAGAGTAGATTTAATAATGAAACAATTTGATAAGGATGTTGCTGAAGATGCTTATAATCAGCAAATGAAAGCTGAAAACGATCCTTTTAATAGAGCTATGTATGATGCAGCATCAGCATTTGAAGGAGCAAGAGCAGGTTGGGAAGCAGGGCAAATTGGTGTTGATATGGTTAAAGGCATTCAAGAACTTAAAGCCACTAAAACAGATAGAAAAGCACGTAGAATAGCTAAAAAATTAAAAAAAGGTAAATTGCCTCAAGCTTTAAGAAGAATTGATAGAGCAGTATCAAGAGGAGCAGATCCTAATGATTTGGTTGAATTATTAACTAAATCAGTTACAAATTATAAAATTAATGCCAATGGAGAAACTGTTCAAGTAGTAGGACCACAACCAGTAACTGCAAAACTTCAAGGTATAGTGCAAGATAGTTACGTTACTTATGAGCAAGAAAAAGACTATAGTGATAGAATAGATAGTAATGAAGTATACGGTCCTCCGAAACCTGTTGATAAAGATAAATTGGTTAAAGAAGAAAAAACATCAGATGATGACAATTTAAAAGATAATAAAGACTATAACCCTTTATTTGATCCTGATAACTATGCTAAACCAGATGATGAAAATATAAAAAAAGCTAAAGAGGTAGTTAATATGCCTGCTTTTAAAGGCACAGGGATTTTATAATGATACCTTGGTTTGGAAGAAAGAAAGATGCTTTTATGGAAAAGCTTTTTGAGCATATTAAGCTTAGAGAAGGATATAAACAAAGTGTTTACTTGGATATATTAGGTAAGCCTACTTGTGGTATTGGGCATCTTCTTACTAAAGAAGAGCAGGAAAAATATCCTGTAAAGTCTTTAGTACCAAAGAGAGTTATTGATGATTGGTTTAAAGAAGATATTAAAACAGCTTTAGATGGAGCAGGTGAACAAATGAAATCATTAAACTTAATAGATGAAGATTTTAAAATAGCACTAATATCTGTTAACTATCAATTAGGTAGAAGTTGGCATAAGAAATTTCCAGCTACATGGGGATGTTTAAAAAACAAACAATACGATGCTGCAATACAAGAATTATTATATAAGAATCCACCTGATAAAGAACCTTCTAACTGGAAAGAGCAAACACCAGTTAGAGTGGAGGATTTTGTAGAAGCTATAGAAAAAATAAAGGAGAATATGAATGGCTAATAAAGAAAGAGATAGATTAAAAGCAGTAGCTGATTCTTTGAAGGTGTATGATCCAGCAGTTCATGGAAAAGTAAATCCATTTAAAGACAGAGAAGGCGTTGTAAATAAAGAATATCAGCAGAATAATATATTATATGATGAAATAAAAGAAGCTGTTACAGATGAAATACTTAACGCTGATCAAATAGAGTATCAAAAGAATTTAGAAAAAGAAGCAGTTATGGACTCACTCAATATTCCTAGAGATCCTATGCTAGAAGGCACAGGACAACCAGGGGAATTATATGGAGCACCAAAAGAAGTTGATCCTTGGTTTCAAAAAGAAATGGAATCTGAAAAAGCAAGGCAAGATAGCATAGAAAATAAGCTAGATAAAGACTTTGATGAAAAGGGAGGTCACGGATGGGTGCCAGAACATGATAAACCTGATCCACTTTTAGAAGAAGCAGGATTAAAATTAGGAGAAAACTTTTCTTTGTTAGATGCCTTAAATGGTATTACAGATGAAGGATTAGAGTTTGTTCCATTAGATAATAATGAAGGGGGTAAATAATGCCAGGAGCAATGATGGCAGCAGCAACAACAGCACAGGCAGTGTTTGCAGGAGTAGGTTTAGTATCAGGATTCTTTCAATCTAGAAAAGCTAGAAGACAAGAAAGAAAAAGAAGAAGAAGAGAAAAAGCTTTTGCACTTAAAACACAAACCTCATTAATGGGTGCAGCTGGAGATATAAAACAAGAATGGGCACAGACAGCAGAATATGCTAGAGAAGGATTAGGTATTCAAAGAGATTCTCTTATGAATCAATGGTCAGCTGATAGAACTCGTGCTATAGGAGAAGTAGGTAGATCTAATTTATCTTATGGAGGAGGAGTAGAAACAGCAGCTTCAGCAGTAGAAAAAGATTACCAATTAAAAGGTATGGGATTAGAAGCAAGTGCTAAACAGCAATTCTGGGGTATTCAAAGAGGAGCTGAAAGTGCATTAAGAGATGTGCAAGCAGGCTTATTGGATATTGAAAGAGTGGCTATGGAACGTGGATATAAGGTTCCAACACAAACTATTAATACACAAGCTAATTTAGGAGGGTATCAATAATGGATAGAGATAATTTAATTGCATTAAGAGAAGCTATTGATTCTTTTAGTGGTCTTGTAAAGACAATAACAGAACCAACTTGGGAAGAAAAACAAGCTCTAATGCTTGTTAATCAGCAAGCATTGCAATCACATGCTGCAGAGATAGCTAAAGATAGCCGTATGTTTGAGGCTTCTATAGCAGCAGAACAAGCAGGGTTTTTAGCAGAAACAGCAGACATCGATTTTGCTCAAGCAGAGAAGTATGGTCAACACGACAATTGGTTTTTTAGTGGTTATGGAGTATGGGATTGGTTTACAGATACTGCAAGAAAAGAAAAATATGATACAGCAATGGCTGCTTTTGAAGTGAATCATGATTTCTATAAAGACAATAGAGGAAATGTCGTACAATCCTGGGCTTACTTTGGTCAAGATGGCGAAGGTGTTCAGCAAGCTATAGATCAAGCTACTACAGCTATTTCAACTTTAAAGAATTACAGGACAGCTGAGAAGTGGCTACAAGAAGATGTTGATGTTGCTAAAATAGATAATTATATAGAATTTTATGAAGGTGAGATTGAAAGATTACAATCAGACCCTGAAGCGATTAGAAGCCAAAGAAAACTTCCAAGAGCTAACTATTAATGGCAACACAGAATAAAACATTATTACAGTTGGAAGCAGCTGTAAAGAGTGGTCGTATGACTACAGAAGACTATCTTTATAGGTCTGCTGTTATGTATGAAAAAAATCCTTCTATGTTTACAGAAGAGGATGTTGATCATTTAGAATCCCAATTCAAGAAAGCAGACGTTCCATTTCAAAGAGATTTAGCACATGGTGAAACTAGTATACTTCAAATGTCACATCAAATGATTGGTGGTATGTTTGAAGGTTTTACTACATTTAATGTTGCTAATGCTCCAGAGGCAGATACAAGCGGTGAAAGAATAGTTAGAAGTGTAGGCCATTTAATAGGATTTGTCCCAGATATTATTATTGGAGTTTTGGGTTTGGTTGCTCCTGTTCCAGGCGGAAAAGCTGTTGCTGCAAGTAGATTTGGAAAAATAGGACTTGCAGCACGTAAAATTTTATCCCCAGTGTCTAAGGCTGCAATGAAGGGTCAAAATGTAACTAGGATGGCATCTCATAAATTAGCTAATAAAATAGTAAAAACAACTGGGGTAAAAAGTTTTAGAAAACCATTACAAGTGTGGGATGGTAATAAAAAGAAAATGGTTGATCTGATGGATCCATTAAATCCTACAAAGCCTTTATATGGCATACGTTCTCTTCCTATGCAATTTGCTGACCACTTTATGGATAAAGGTGCTAAATTATTAAAAAATACCACAGGGGTAACAAGGAAAAATTTACAAAGAACATTGACAAATCTAGGTGTATCACGTGGTATTCAATCAAGAGCAATGAGTGCAAATATTGCTAGAAATATTATTCATTTAGGACATGGAGGTGCTCATTTAGGTCTAGCTGGGTTTGCATCTAATCACCCTTGGGCTTCAGGAAATGAAGGCGGATGGAAACAAACAATGGAAAGTGCTATGCATATGGGTATTGCAGGTGTTGTGTTTAGAGGGATTGGCACTGCAGTTAGTGTATCAAATCTTATGAAGAATCCAGTGACAAGACCTTTTGCAGATAAATATCTAAGGCAACATTCTGAAAAACTATACAGTGATGCAGCTGTAACAAAGATGTTACAAAGCGATAGATTTCGTCAGTATACAAAAGGTAAAAAGTATACAAAGGTCCAAAAAGAAAGAATGGCTAAAACTGAAACACAAAGAATGGCTGACATTAAAGAACAACAAGTAGATACACTATTAAAAGCTATGGCTGGTGCAGGATATGGATATGCAACAACTGCTTCACATGATTTACCTTTACCAGAGCAGATATATGAAATATTATTAGGTATGTTTTTCTCTGCAGGTGAACAACCATTATGGAGAACTAGAGCTAATCAATTTATTATAAATAGATCTCATTTAATTAAACCTACTATGAATACCACACGAGCTAAAAAATATGTTCAAGGGTTACCTAAATTTAAACAATTAGAAACCAATTCTCAAGAATATATAATGAGATACTTTGATTCTGTTCGTAGATCTCAAGATAGAATTTTTGATGCAAATCCAAGATTGTTTTTTGAATCTATGAGCGAAGCAGAACAGGAAGCTGCAATGAAAGCAACTAAAAAGGTTGCAGATAAAATGGGTATAGAATACATGGATAAAGGTCCTCAGAGTGAAGAATTTTATAATGCAATGCGTGCAACCTTTGGAAAAGAATTAACCAACATGGAAGTAGACTGGTATAAATTAGATCCAAGAGAAGTAGAACTTAAATTAAGTGAAATATCAAATAATGTAAGTAAATATGATATAAATAAAATTACTAAACATATGTTAGATTTATATAATAATGATTCTATTATCGATTTAAATCAACAATTACACTCTACAAATGATTTTGAAAGTATAACAACACACAGTTTCCGTAATGCTGCTGAAACGATGGTAGAGATAGGAGAATTTAAAGGAACTGCTCCAGCAGCTAATCTTAAATTAATTAAAGCTGTAGAAAGAGCAGAAGGAAATTTCAATACATTTTTAAATCAAGTTTCAAAATTTATGGTAAATCCTAAAAATATAACTAGGTTTGATACAAAAGAACTTAGACGTTCTTTTAATGTAGTAACTAATCAATTTATTACTGGGCCAGGAACTGGTCAAATTCTTCAACAGGAAATGATATTTAATACAAAAACAAACAGTAGAACTAAAAAACAATTTACTTACAATAAAGTAAACGAATCTAAAAAACCTGCTAATCAAATTGAAACAAAAGAAGTTAAGCTTTCTAGAATGCCTGAGACTGAACCTGATGGAACATCTAATGTAATTAATAGATTTAAAAATACAATAGATGCTCAATATGGAAAAGGCACTTCAGAAATAATACAAAGAGTTGGAATTGCAGATGGAAAACAAATAAGATATATACCGCCATTAGCATCTAATAGTGCAGGAGAACCTTTTATTTCTATGAAATATTGGGAAAAACAAGGAATTCCAGAGTTTGCTAAAAAGAAACTTTTATTTTATGGCGGACAAGGAGATACAGGTAGAATTGTATTATTAAAATATCCTTGGTTAAGGGCAGATGGTAAAAATACTTTAACTAAAAAACAAAGAAAATTTATATATAATAAAATACGAGAACAAGATAAAAGTATAGGAAAGAAAAATCCTAGTCAAGAAATGATAGATTCAGTTGTAGGGAAATATATATGGCGATTAAGATTCATGGGAATGACTGATGGAAAAAACTTATCTGGTAAAAAAGCTTATAACTATTATAAAAATCCATTAACAATACTAGAGTGGGCAGAAAATGATCTTCATAAATCTATATCATCATTTAGTAAACGTTTAAAACTACCTTATGGTATTGAAATACCAATGAAGCCTTATTTTAAAGAATTACGTAAATTCTTTCCAGGAGGTAATCCAGAATACGATCCTAACTCAAGGGTATTTCAAAAAATAAAATTAACTCAAGATAATGAAAAACATATTAGTCCTTATATTATGATGAATTATTTTAATAATAATAAGATAATCAATATGAAGACTAATAAAGTATTTAGAGGAAAAAATAAATCTGATAGAGAAGAATTTGTAAAAAGATATCATAATAGAACCTATAGAAATGCAACAGGTTATGGCTATCCTAATGGTCCTACAGATTTTACTCTTGGTATATCTGTTGATTCAAAAAGTGCTGGTATGAGACTTACTGAAAAGTTTTCAAGAGAATCTGAAAATGGAAAGAACTCTTTTATAGGAATTAATCCATCATCAACTTCATTAAAAGAACATACTAATAAAATAGTTGATCATATTGTAAAACATGCTGGAAAAGAAAAATTAAAAGATGGCATAATACTTAATATTGCTGGTAATAGTATTAATAAATTTATGAAATTTACTGATAGAACTGGCACTGGTTGGACACAAAAATCATTAGATAGATATGTCTCAAGTTTATTAATTGAAGTTAAGAAAAAATTGAATATAAAAGAAATAAGAACTGGAGGACAATCAGGAGCAGATGAAGCGGGGGCAAAAGCTGGTGCTATGGCTGGTGTAAAAAATGTAATTGTTTTACAGCCAAAAGGGTTCAGATATCAAACAGTTGATGGAAAAGATGCTCTGACAATAAGAGATAGAGAGTTCGATTTTGAATTAGGGAATGCAATCAGAGAAGAAGGGGGCGTAGGAAAGAAAAATAAACTGACGGGAAAAACTGATTTAGAACAATTACAGATTGATTGGCTTGCTCTTTATTCAAAATACGCAGATCAAAAGTCGAAACCATACTGGAAGGAACAATATAAGGAAGAGTTCTTTCAGAAACAGTCTCATAAGAGATGGGATGTTCCTTTAGATAGCTTAACAAACACTGGTTCTGCTAATATGGTGTGGATGAAGAACACACACGGTAAAATCCCTTATGGTAGCATGAATAATCCTAAAGAAGCTAAATTAATTCTTTCTCGTGAAGCAGATTGGGATGGTATTAGTTTAACTGTTCCTGAGATGATTAAAGAAATTGCTAAAATTGATGGACAAAATACAAATGTCGGTAGTATTAAAACTACTATTAATATACCTTCTTTTATCAATCCAGGAAAGGGAGAGATATCTTTAAAGCATTTGCTTGTTGCTGCAGATCCAGCTTATGCTAAATGGATGAGAGATAATGATGTATTAATGATAAATCATATGACTACTCCAAAAGAAGGTAGAATAAATGAAAAAGATCAACTTGAATTTAGAGAAGGATTTAAACCAGATACTATTGAAGCTGGCATAACATATCCAGAAGGATTTAAAGCAAAAGAACTACAAGAAAATAATTTATATAAGTTTAGAATAGATGATATATATGTTAATAGTGGTGCTAAAGAAGACTTTACAAAGATAGGAAACATAAGAATATCTAAACCTATATTTGACTTAGCTACTAAGACTAATATGGACATGGATATGTTAGAAAAGCTATTAGTAGAGGATATGCAAGGAACTGAGAAAGCAAATAGAAAGTTTGTAAAAGATGTTGTTAATGATAGAAAAGCATTTAGTAGAAAGAATTTAGATATAGACGATATTAATATTAATCAACTTAATGATTATACAAAAAATAATTATTATAAAAAAGAACATACACAATCTATTGCATCTATCCTTAAACAGGTATTTAAACAAACTAATAGCTTATCAAGTGAAGTAGATTTCCAAAAAAAGATAGAGATGTATTCAGAGTTAGAACTTGCAGAAATTAATTTAAGAGATTTATACGAGACTAAAGAACAATTAGAAATGTCAGGCTATCATCACCAAACTCTTGCAAGGCACGGAGCATTCGTAGAAGCAGCTTTGAAGTTGTATACAACTGAAAGAATGAATAGTCCTAGAATAAAACATTCTGCTACTGTTCTTTTAAGGGAATATGATCCTATCACAGAAAGAAAATTCAATATAAAACATGATGAATTTTTAATGTCAGAAGGTTTAGCTCGTGTAATAAAAGTACCAATTCGTGATAAACAGGATAATATAATTCAAGTATTAACAGGAAAAGAATATTTTGATAATTTAACTGAAATGAGAGACAATAATACCAATTGGTTAATGAATAGTCCAGCTATAAAGACTGGAGAAACTTACAAAGAAGTATTAGAGAATGTAAGATTTAGTGGTAAAAGAGATCCTGTAAATTCTATAAGCAATGTTAGAATATGGAAAATGAAAGGATACATAGAAGGAAGAAAGGGATTATCTATAGTAGTAGATGCATTTAATAAAAGAATGATGTCTGGTGCTGATAATGATGGTGATAAAGCAAATATATTTATAATGGGTAAAGAATGGAATGATTCTTTTGGTAGGAAAGAGGTTCAATTTGCTCATAATAAAAATAATAATCCTTTTGAAGTAATGAAAAGCTTTGATGATCATAATGAAATCTCACGATTAACTGGAGCAGTAAAAGAAGCTGACCTAGCAACATCTTATCATATTTTAAATCCTTTAGAAAATATTAAACAAGCTCAGAATTCTGGTAAAGGATTCTCTTCTTTGGGTATGGCAGATGTTGGTAAAAAAGCTTTTATGCGTATGCATTCATTAATTGAGCAAGGAAAAACAGATTTTGGAGAAGGAGTTGAAATATCAAATGCAGTACCTGGAGAAAAGGGAGCAAGAAGAATTGATAGAGATTCTGAAATCATTGCTAATGAACTTGTAGATGCTGTTAAAGTTAAAGAAATTGATGGATATAGTGAAATATTACGTAATCAACTTCTTAAACATTTTAATCTTAAAAAAGATGGAAAACCAATGAATCTTGTAGATACTCCATGGGATAAAATTGTTGAACAAATTCCTTTCTTAACAGATACAAAGAATTTTCAACTATTATTAAGAGGAAAAGAAAGTAGAATTCCTGATCAACCTTCAGCTCAAGAAATTGTTAATAGATATATGGATCAGTATAAAGGGGTTGAAGATGGTTGGAAGATATTAGGAGAAAATCTTAGTAAGTTGAATCTTAATCCAAAAGAATTTACAGAAATACTTCCAGAGAGTGAATCTATAATTAAGATGATTGAACCTCTTACCAAAGCTATTAGCAATAGTGAAATTGGGAGAGAATTACGAGGCGTAGATTTAGATTATCATAATTTGTTCTTAACACACGTATCAGCTAGAGAACTTAAAAAGATAGGTTCAACCCCAGAATTATTTAGAATGCATACACACAGAGCTTTAGCAAACTATTTAGCATTACATTCTAGCGAAGGTTTTCGAGAAGTAATGACTAAACATGGATTAAGAGAACCAGCTATGGAAATAATTAGACAGTCTATACGTGAAAACAATGCTATTAAATTGGGAGAAATAGAAGCAAACTTACCAGAAGGACAAACTGCTCCTAAAAGAACTGTATTGCACAGACTAAATAAAAAAAGAGCACAAGATAAAACATTGGAATTTTTTGATAGATTAGGAATAAAAACTACAACTAACGAAAGAATTGAATTAAAAAAGAGTATAGACAATTTATATGATATGTGGTGGTTGGCTTTCCCAGTTTTGAGAGATAATCCTTTAGTAAAATCTACAAATTTAGAGAGTCTATATAAAGAACACGATAGACTTCAAGGATTAATTGAACAAAAAGAGATAGAGCTTCGATTAGATCCACAAAATCAATCTCTTCAGAGCAAGTTATCAGATTTATATAAACAAAGAGGTGGTAATGCTAAAAAAATAGTTGGTAGTTATAATAATAATGACAGAGTTAAGTCTATTACTCCAGAAAATTATAGAAGATATATGGATTTTACTACTAAGTTTTATGAAACATCAGAAGCAGCAGTTAAAGAAGTTAAAAGAGAATTACCAGAAAAAATACAAAAAAGTTTAGAAGATATAAATTTAAATGAAAGAATTGCAGAAGAAGGACATAAAGTAGTTGAAGAAATGTTCCCAGTTCAAATGGCTGAACAGATATCCACTAAAGATGCTTTAAAAAAGTTTCCAAAACAACAGCCATATATAGAAGATTTAGTATTAAAAGATAGATTTGTAGATTTTCATGTTAGTACAAATGGTAGATGGAGTGGAAATTATTTAGATTTGTTTAGAATAATGCAATCCGATCTTAATATGAAAGCCAAAGATATGAAAGATATGACCAGACAAGACTTTGAAATGTTTGTAAATTATCTTGAAAGTGAATTTAAATTAAGTGCAAATGATATGAAAATTGCAAAGATATTGGAAGAAGATAAAGAAGTAGATATACTTACTCTTAGAGATCCTTATTTAAGGAAAGATTGGGCTTGGAATTATCCAGATGATATGACAAAGATGCATAGATATATTCAAGCTGGAAGACCAAATTCAGTTACTGCCAAAACAATAAGGACAGAAAAATATGTTACTACAAAAGATGGTGATATTAAAAGAATAGTTCCAGTGAAAGTTTTAAGTCCTACTTCAATGTTTGAAAGAGTTCTTAACAATACAAAGAAAATTGAAGAATTATCAGCTCAACAAAAACCTCATCTTGAGGATTATAAAGACGCAATGCTTGATCCATATTTAAAATTAGATGATTATAAAGTCTTTGGTAAATATAAAGATAGGCTATCAGATATTGCTACAGCAGAACGTGAATATAATGATGGTAAATATCCAAGAAAAAATGAACTTGATCTTAGTAAATTTATATATAATCAGGCATATGAGAAAGCACAAAAAGATAAAATAGAAATTGAAAAAGAAATGAAAGAAAAGAAAGAGGAATTTATAGTTAGAGATATAGATGGAAAGCCTAGAAAGGTAAATTTAGATAGTATGATAAAACTTGTGGCAAAAACACATACTAAAGCTTATACTGATGGTCGTGATAGATATATAGGTTCTAACTTTTTATCAATCAAAAGAGATAGCAAGGGTATGTTGATAGAGAAAGACGGTAGCCCAATAACAGAAAAAGGACCTTTAGCAATTTTACTTGATGGTGCAGCAGGTGGTAATGCTAAAAAATACAAGGTACCTCCATCAGAATTAAAAAATATTTCATCAGATAGAGCATATGTAAAAGATTTAAAAGAGTATTTATATATTAAACGAGGTTTAAAACTTATTAATATGGATAAAATACATTATATAACAAATTATGTCCTTAATAATAAGTCATTACCACCTGATAAGATAAACGACTATGTATTCTCTGGTCAAGATATGAACTGGATTTTATATGAATTAAATAAATTAAATTATGTTCAGGAAAAAATGCCAAGAGATAAATTTGATAATCCTATAAACGTAAGTAAAGCAAAAGGCCCAACTTTAAAGAAAATAAAAGAATGGATCGAAAAATATGAAAGAGAAAATAAGATAGATTATGACTTACAAGGTGAAATTACTAGTGAAAATTTAACTTCCAATGCCTATGCTTATCAGTCAGGACATCAAAACATTAAAGCAGACATAGAAAATATTAAGAAATTCTCTAAAGATGTTATGGAACCTTGGATATTAGGTGAGAAAGTTACTAAAGATGGGAAAGAAGTATTACCACAATTTTCTATGGATCAACTTAGTCCTTATTATAAAAAGAAATTAGAAACAGGAGAAATGACTGAACCAGAGATTAAACAACATTTATACGATCAACTTCAATTTCAAATAAATAGACTTGGAGTTAAAGGAATAGAAGAACGTGAAAATACCTTAGTTGAAGGCGATATTAGAATGTATGATTCTTATCAAACTAAATCTACTCCTGGAAGAGCTTTTGGGCCTTTGATGAGAAGAGGAGCCTTCCCTTTACCTCACAAAGATACACGAATGAGTGTTCCTTTTAGATATCATGAAATTATGAGTAGCATCAATATCCAAAGAATGGTACTTCTAGCTAACCACATGGCAATTAAAGATTTTCAAAGATTAGCTAGAAAAGATAAAGAAATAGGACAAATGTCTGAAAATTGGATTAATTATGTTCAAATCGCACAGAAAGGATGGATGAATAGAGAAACTCTTTATAATCCTATGCAATTTGGATATACTAAATACCATTATGGGATGTTAAAAAGATTAGCAGAACAAAATGATGAAGATAGTTTATATAATATAGAATATACTAATAAAGGGAAAAAAATTAAGACTAGAAATGATGTTACTAGCTTTAATATAGATGGAATTAGAGCAATGGTAAGAAAAGGATTATCTGGTGAATATGTAAGAGATTTAAATTTTATAGATATATTAAGAAAAACAGTTGAACCTAGTAGAGGTGATCAATATGCTATGAAAAAACGTGCTTATAGTGAAGAGTTGAAAAAAATACAAAAGAAACCTATAGTAGTAGAACCCTTTAAACCAGCAAAAAAAATAACTAATTTAAAAGGATATGTAGGTAAAGCAAAAGATACCTTATGGGTCTTTGGAGATAATAATGCTAGAAAAGGAACTGGTGGATCTGCAGAAATAAGAGGACTATCTAATGCAATAGGAGTTAGAACAAAATGGTCACCTGATAAAAAGAAAGAATCATATTTTACTGATGCTGATAGACCTAAAATAGAAAAACTTGTTCAAGAAGATATAAATACTATTATTAAAACTTTTAATAAAGGTGATTACAAAAAAATAAAAGTAATAGGAGAATTAGGAGCAGGACTTGCTACAGCACCTAAAAAATACAAAATGGAAGGTGAACAAAAAATATTATCTTGGATAAACAACCAAGTATTTAAAATGGGTCCAAAACCAGATGATGCTGCTGTAAAAGCAAACTTTGAATCAAAAGTTCATGAACAAAGAGTTATAAACCTTCAAGAACAAGTTGATCCTAAGAATATTGATAAAATAGGTTTCTTTAAACAGTATACAGTTCGTCCATTGAATTATACTTTTTCTACAAATCCTGCTTTTTATACTAGTGAAAGTGCTTCAACAGATGCAATGGAATGGCTTAATCGTAGGGCTAAAAAATTTGGATTAGGAAGAATTATCAATCTTAAAGATTTACCTGAAGATATTGATACAAGAAGAAGAGCTTTAAGAACATCAATGAATACTTTAGCAAGATGGGAAGGTAAATATAATTTATTATCTTTATTATATCACCCTAAAGCATGGATGACTAATGTTTATAGTGGTGAAGCTAATATCATTGGAGATGTTGGATTTGATCATTGGAAATCAAGTATTAGACATGAAGACAGAGTAAATATATTAAGAGGTGAAGAATTTCAAAGACCAGATCCAAGAAATCCTGGACAATTTACAACAGAAAAAATAAATCCTAGATCTGCTAAAGAAGATGTTAACTTGCTTATGACTCAAAAAGGTATTATTTCTGGTACTATAGAACAGGATACACTTTATGATGCTCGTTTTAAAGGGGCTGAAGCAAAAAACTTCTTTAGAGATTTAAATAAAAAAATGAAACAAAAATTTATAGAAGATCCTTCTTTATTAAATAATACCAATGAAACTGCAGTACGATATGCAAAAGAAGTAGATAAAACAGTTTTAGAATTATCAAATATTCATGGTGTATCTGATGCTATTGTAAAACATGGTGCTTTATTTATGAGACATTCTGAAATGTTATTACGTACTCATACTGCTATTGCTGCATATAAAAAAGCATTAAATGAAATGAATGTAACAGGTGATCCTTTTGGTAAAGATAGAATAATCAATAGAGATTTTGTATGGGACTATGCAAGAATGATTGTAGAAAGATCTCAATTTATTTATCATGCTACTAGAAGACCACATGTTGCTAATACTCCATTAGGTAAAATGATGACAAGATTCCATCCATTTACTTGGAACTCTTTAAGAAGATGGCATTTTGCAAAGAAAGATGCAGATGCTGCAAGATTTGTAAAAGATATGGAAGCAACAAAAAGATTAAGAAGAATGACTAATATTGCTGTAGTACAATTAGGTTTAGCTTCAGTATTCTTTTCTTCATTATTTGAACATGCATTAGCACCACCTTTTGGTTGGTTAGAAGATATTGTTCAATTACTATATGGTGATGATGAAGAAAAAAGAAAAGCATTCTACAATCCATATGGTGTTCCTGCTTTATCACCACTTGCTGTTGTAACACCTCCTACAGCAAGATTACCATTGGGTCCTATAAGAGCAGGGATTACAGGCGATTGGGATTCATATTGGCAATATACACTTCCTGCTAGTGTACCTTTTGGAAGACTAGGTGCAAGTGCATTCAAGACACTTGACAATCCTGTAATGTTTGCTGAAAATTTATTTGGGCTTCCAATTCATAGATTACAGCAAAGAATGACAAGAGAATCAAAACAAGCAGAAAAATATTGGGAAGACAAGGAAAAATTAGAAGAATTCAACAAAAATCGCTAAAAACGCACGAAAACACCCCTAGAATCCACTTTCTCCCTCTACCCTCACCTTCATACCAAAAAAAAATCGCCCGAAGATCTACAATCATCTTCGAACGATTTTTTTCAAACACCCTTCTATTTTTCCCTTCTTTTCAATTCTAATAGCACAGCTGCTAAATAAACCGATAAATCCAATGCTTCTTCAATGGATTCAGTTAAATTATCTCTTGATCCATCGATCGGGACTTGTTCGCCATACTTAACTGCACCAATTTTTAATCTTTTTTGTATTAAATCTAATATTTCTTTATTATTACTCATTGTTCTATCAACCTATATTCTTTTCTAAATTGTTCTATCCATGATTTTCTTTTTAATACAGGAACACTAGTAAAATAATACCATGCTCCATATTTTTTATTAAACCACTCTAATGCTTCTTGTCTCCATTTTGCATCTTGTTCAATATTAAAATCCTTTTTTATAGGATTATTATTTTTATCATAAGTTTGGCCTTTCATTACTTTCTCCAATCTTCTTTCCAGTTTTTATCTAAAGCAGCTGAAACTAACTGGTTTCTTGTTAAAGTGCTTCTTGACATATAATCATAAAAAGTTTTATTATTATCATTATCTATATATTGTATTTCTGCATGTTTATTAATTCGAAGAAATAGTATCATCGAATTAATATCTTTATCTTTATACTCTTTTTTCATCCCATTCCTCAAGTTCTGGTTCAAATTCATGGTGATCTTCACAATGAGGACAATAAGCAACTATTTCCATTAATTTATAATCTTCTATAGTTATATGATTATGATATTTTGGATCTGCTGCTGATCCACATGATGTGCACCATATTTCATCTACATCTTCCCATCCAATAACATTTCCATGTTCTATTCTTTTCCAATTTCTTAATTGATCTTCTTCTTTACTTATAATATGCCCTTCATCAGAACCATTAATCCCTTCTAATAGACTATAATAGTCTTCATCATTCATATAATTTCCCTTCTAGTTTTCTTCGTTAATTCTAGTTAATAATTCTTCAATAATTATTAACTCTGTTTTTGATACAAAAGGTGCTTTTCTAAAATTAAGTAAAGCAGTCTTTATTACCAAGAGTTCTCCTGGATTAAATAAATCCAAGTAATTATCTGACTTTTTATTTTTAGTCATTGCATCCCTCACATTTCTCAGGTGCCATATAATCAGTCATATCATGATAATCTTCTGAACTTCTTATTATTTCTTTATCACTTTTTTTTAAATTATCTTGTTCTTTGATAATTTTTTGTGCAAGTGACATTATTGCATTCATTTCTTCTTTACTGATCTTCATTCGTTACTTCCCCTTTCAGTTTAATTAATTTAAGCCATTCCTTATATGGTAGTATAGCAAGAGGTTCTTTTCTATCCATTCTTGTTACTACCATGTCTACGTCATCTCCATGGAAATCAGGATATAACCATTGTGCAATTTTTTTTCTTCTTTTTGCTTGAATGCATACATTTTCAACAATGACATCAACAACTTCAGATTTACCTAAAGATCTTCCATCAGAAGCATAGGCTCTCTTTGCAGAGAGCCCTTCTTCTTTTGCTAAATTAACACATTCTCTTTCAAGGTTATTTCCACGTATTTTATTTTTATGTGCCATATATATCCTTAAAATGTAATTTGTGAAAAAGTCATTGTTTCTCCATCAAAGTTAGCAGTCATTTCAAATCGTGCTTCATCTCTTGATTTTTCAGAACATATTGTTCTTACTGTTTCATTTCGATTTCCTTTGATTACAAGAACTTTGTCTGCTTTTTGAACTATATTAGATGATCCTTTAAGAGAATGAACATTAATAGTATTATTTACTGCACTCATCTTATTCATATGATGTATAGCAATAATAACTATATTGTTCTTTTGAGCAATTTGTTTCAAATTATCTATAATGATATTTTGTTTTTCAATTTCTCCTCTTACAAAATCAACTTGTAATTCATCAGTAGTATCTACTACCAATATAGTAGGTTCCATTTCTGCAACTACCTTTTTGATAGCTTCTACTCTTGGTGCTATAGACATAATATTAACATGCTTAAGATCTTCTTCAAATGTTATATCAGGATCTGTTTTAAATAAGTTACTAACATATTTTTCATTTTTCTTCAATAATATCTGAATAAATCTTCTAAATGTTAACTGTTCTTTCATTTCTAATGATAGAAACAATGTATCTTTTTTACAATGTGTTATTATATTCTGCACGAATGCAGACTTTCCTAACCCTGTATCTCCTGAGAAAATTATTAATTCTCCAGGTTTTAAATGGTATTGAGGAACATTCCAAATACTAGATAAGTCAATTGATTTAGATGTTAGATCATTTTTAACATAATCTCTTAAACTTTGTTCTAATTGTGTAATATTCTTAATCTCTTGTGTATAATCTTTTCTTTTAAAGTATACACATTTTGGATCACAGTATTCTGCCATGATATGATCTGAACAACCATATTGGTAATTCTCTTCATATATATTAGTTACTGTTCTTGTTATTTCATCGTCAGATATACTATCTTTTGACCATGTTAACATACCATTTAATGTTACAAGGAAAGGAATGCCAGCTCTTTTGTAAGAACTGGACATACGCATTACCTTCATGTTTCTTGAGCCTTTTACAGGCCCTTCATTGAATACATGTTGCATACATGATACAACTGTTGAAACGTCTGCTTTATGACTATTGCCATTTGTAACAACAGTAGGTGATGCTACTATCATAGATTGTAGATAAGGTTGTTCTACATAACTGGAATCATTCAAACTTTCGAAAAAGTTTTCATGTTTATCAACTAACTCCATGTAGTTATCTTTAGACTCTGCTGCTTTCTTAACTTGTTCAAAAGTTAATTCATGCAACAACTGCAAAGGAATCCAGATTTTAAATAGATTTGTTTTTCTATTTAAACTCCAATTGGAACGAATTATTCTTGCTTTATCGTAAATGGAATCTCCAAAATCAAAATGTTTTTTCATTGTCCATTTCAATTTTTCATTCAATTCCTTACTTGGCTGTAAACCAAAAACATTTAATAATTCAATGTGATATCCAGTGCCAGAGAACCAAATATTAATGTCTTCCCCCATAACTCCTTTTTCAAGTATGTCAGATATGCAATTTAATACATATCCATTGAAAGAATTATCATCAATATCTCCCTTATCTAAATCTATGATAATACGATCAATATATGTAAGACCTTTAAATCCTTTGACTGATCCATTCTCTTTAACATGGGATTCGAATGTTTTATCGAATGAATAATAGGATCTATATAATTCATCTTTCCATGAATTGTCCTTCATATACTGATCGTAATTTTCTAAATTCATAGTTTTACCACGATTAGTAATTAATCCTGGGACTATTTCTATTATATTTTCTTGATTCTCCATCCTTTACTCTTTTTATTAGTGTGTTCAATTTCTTCTAATTCTAAACCTCTTTTAGTTAAATCATTACTTGAACGAATTGCTCTAAATGCTCTTGAATAAGTACTTGGTGTATGTACTTTTTGATGTGCTAATCGACCATAGTTTGCAATTTCATTCTCAAAATCAAAACTAAAAAAGTATTTATTAGTAGAACGATATTTATTTTCTATCCACAATAAGATAATCTCTTTTGCTTTCATTAGAATGGTAAATCATCAACTTTAACTGCTTCATTACCAACCATAACTTTTGGTGATTCAGGTTTCTTAAAGTTAGAAGGATATCCTTTTTCTACTTGTTCAGCAAACTTTGCTTCAAGTTTATCGGTATCTTCCCATGATGACATTGTGCTCCATATTGCTCTTTTATATTTCCCTGTTGATTCATAACTAATACAAGCAACTTGTGCATTTGCCAATTCTGCTAAATTAGCTTCTCCAACATCAGAAACATTAAGATCTTTTTTTGCTGCAAGATATAATGTATTTAAATTATCAGGAAATTTTAATCCTGTTACTACTCCATTAGTATCTTTTTCATAGTTTTGATTTATAAAACATGTATATTGAAATTGATTTCTATCATCTTCTAAAGTTAATTTTATACTTGTATCACTATATTGAGATTCTAATTGTTCTGCACCTACTATTCTACATTTATTTACAAAGTATCCTTTATTAGATGATCCATTATTTTCTATTTTTGTTCCTGTAATTGCCATTATGTCAACTCCCCTTCCATTGTAGGATCACCAACAGGCATATTGTCCATTGAATGATCTTGGTTTCTTTCTCTATAATATTCTTCACGACTAAAGTTTTCAGCATCTATTGCATCATCTATTAATTGTGAAGTTGTATCTTTATGAACAAGCCTGTTATTTTCATTACCAGTTTCTAATGCTCTAATCATAAAGAATGTTCCTTTATCGCCTAAATTAACTATTGTATGATCAAGTTTATTTGTATAAATCATATCACATGCTTCATATAAACGATGATGATCTGTTATTTGTTTTGTAAGATCATTTGGATTTTTTGTCATTCGTTCCCCCTTCTTTTTTATTTGAACTTATGATTTTATCGAAGTATAATTGAGTTTCTTGAACCTGAACTTTTGTCATTCCAGCTGTTCTTTTAGCCCTATATCGTTTAACGAAATCATCGTCTAACAATAATAAGGACTTACATTCATTCATACTACGATCTAATTTATCTAAAGAAGTAACAGTAGGGTTAAATGTTTTCTGTTTATTTTGTGCTACTACAACTTCTTCAGCACTTGCAATGCTTTCATCACTTCCATATCCTGCGAATGCTAATGCTCTACCTACAGCAGATGTTTCAGCATTTTCTAATGCAGAAGTTTTATTAATGAAACCATTGTTATCCCTTTCAGCAGCCAATCCTGTATAGTAAATATCAGGTTCGTCTTGCGGTAAAGGATATATTTTTGCTAAAACAATATACTCATTACATGGATCTCCTGTTGAAGTATCAATAATCTGATTACAGGCATATAATTGAGTTTCTATTGTCGCTTTTGGATTTTCTGAAAGAAAAGACATCAGTCTTTCGTTTACTAAAACATAGTCTTTTCCATGGATTTTAATTGCCATTCAATTTCTCCTTTTCTTATTTAATTTACCTTCACTTTATAGTAAAGCAAAAGTAAGTTAAGGGTTTTTATATTGAAAAGCAAGGGATTTATTATATTCCCTTCAAAGTTAATATAGTGCCAACCAAGTCAACTTTTTAAAGCATATCATATAACATTTATTAAAAGAGTAAGGTGGATTGGTTACCACGCAGTCCTTTTAACTGCTTTATATGAAGGGAATATAAATTATTTAATAAAAAAAGCATATAAATACCAAATTGAACATATTAATATATTAATATATGGAAAATATTCGTTTATTATTGTTCAATGCTTGATCCACATTATTCCTATTCAAGATTGTTCGTAAGTGGATGGTATTCATATGCTTTCTTTAATATTTTAAGAATTAAGAAGACGAATATTGTCAAAATCGTGGTTAGTATTTCAAACCTGCATTTAGTATTCATATATCCGCCAACTTAATTCTATGGACTGTTAAGGAAATGATAGTCCTTTTGGTGTTTCTATTGTATTATCAGGATAACTAAAAAATACAGTAGGATTGTAAGGTTGTTTAGTAATGAGTTTTCTTATGCTATTGCATATAAAACTTCCTGCCATATTGCTACAATAACTTGTCGCTTTGGCATTGCAAGGTTCAGGATCACCTTTATCATCACTATACCAACACTTTTCATATTTCTTAACAGTTGGATTAATGAATGTATACATTTGGAACTGTTCTGCTCCCATTCTACCATCTATTAAGAAATCACAATTTTTGAATTTACATACTTCCTTAACTGCTTGTAGTCTATATTCCATATTATCAAAACCTAATACAACAACATTTCTTTTTAATTCAGGGTAATAGTGTTTAAATTTTTCATTATGTATTTGAACTTCTATTTCTGGATTTATTTGTTTTAATATTATTGATAATGCTTTGGTTTTTTCTAATCTTACAGAACCTGTATCATACATTGATACACCTACATTTTCAATTGATACTTTATCAAAATCATATAAATGCAATTTATTTGCACCCATACGAACCAATTGAGTTGCAGTGCTACTACCAATAGCACCACAACCTAAAATGTGATAAGTATATTCATTGAAATTACTAACTATTCCACTGTATCTACTATCTATCATGATTCCCAACTTTCTTGTCTAATATCATATTGATATTCTATCATAATATCATCAAATGAACAATTTGTATTTTTATTATAAATTACACTTTCAACTGGTAGCCAATCAACAGTATCATCTAATTGTTTTTTATTTAATAGTAATATTCTATACATTACATTATTATCAGATAATATCTTATTTGTTTTGACTACTTCATTTTTGTATTCTTTATATTGTTCTTTTGATTTCATACTAAATTCATAATCCTGATGAATAGTTTCTGTTTTAGAAACTATTTGTTGATAATATGATTTATTTAATGATATTTCTTTTTCTGGTTTATATCTATAACCTGGAAATGCTAATGAAGTTTGTTTTGTATTATTCCAAGACTTTTCAGGTTTTTCTGTATTACATAGTTTATCAACTTCTTTTTTAACACTTTTATTAATTTTCTTATCTTTTCTAATAATTTTTAATTCAATGTCTTCAAATGTTTGTATAGGTTTCCATATATTTACTCTAAATTTATATTCTTCTTTTAAATTTACTACTAATGATAATGACATAGTTCCATTAGCCATTTCATCAATTGCAGTTAAATCTGTTCCAGACCAAAATGCAGACATTGTGTGATGACTATGCCACCATACAAATCTTACATTATCATATTTCATACCTATTTTCGAATAGTAATTTGCTAATTCATCTTTATCTAATACAGTATTTGCCATTGATATTTCTTGTTTTAATATTGTAGGTTCAAATAAACGATAGTTATTATCTTTATCTAATTCTGCTAATAACATACCGCCTATTTCTGATTTATGTTTATCATATGCATATTGACAATATTGTTGGATTTTATTCCAATCTTTTTCATCAATATAAAATTCTGTTTCTTGCATATCATTTCCTTTTTTTAATAAATAGTAGAATGACTTATAAAGCCACTCTACTATTTTAGTTAACATTATAAAGATCTAACAATTCGTTGTATTTCTTCCATTTCCATTTGTTCTCTACTACGACTTGTTTCCTTTTCTTTTTCATCATCTTTTGATTCTATTGAAAGTTGTCTTTCTTTAAATTTATTTGAATTCATATATCCAAATACTTGTTCTATATTTTCAAACAAAGGACAACTATTTCTAAAATCACTATCCATATTATCATATTTTGCAAGAAATCTTTTACAGATTTCCATAAAATATGGTTCATATGGTTCATATCTAATTTGTCCATTACTATCTTTAATTTTTATATCTTGATTGACATAATCATCAAATTCATAGATATCAGGATTACCACCACTTTCTAATGATTCCTTTAAAGATAATTGACGAATTTCATATTCTTTATTAATAAGATTATCATCATCATCATATTCATTAACACTATTAATAACTGGACAATCTATTATTATATGTTCATCTGATTGTATATTAAGGAAATTATCTAAATTCATATCAAATACACAAGAATGCCAAACTGATTGGGCATTATATTTTAAATCTTGTGTAATTAATTCCTTAAATTTATCAGTTCTTTTTTCTGGTATTCCAAAGAACATATTTTCTAATGAATTTAATGGCCCTGTATGTCCAATATTGAATGTTTTCCAATTTTCAAAATGAACAAAGAAACTTTCAAAATCCATATCTGATAATGAATTAACCATTGAAGATTGCACACTACCGCCACATAAATGTCCAAAACCACTTTGCATTCTATTAGTATTTAAATCACTAATACAAGACAATTTTTTTGTTAGTTCATCATTCATAAAAACTTTATCTTTAATAGCGAATTTATGATCTTGACTTGAACTATAACTATTAGTTCTGGATATGAATGGGAATGTTCTTGAATAATTATTAAACATATGTGAATATTTATCATCATATAAACCTAACATATTAATACATCTTGAAGATATTCTATATCTACTATTATTAGTTGTTAATTTATATATTTTATTAAATTCAAATAGATATTTTAAACAATCATCATATTCTAATATACTTTTAGTTGTTTTTCCATTTTTTGTTTCTATATTTAATTGTTTAACTACTTCTTTTTTATACATAATACATTTATTATAAGAAAGTAGTCTATCATAAGTATATTTATCAAATGATAATTCTTCTTTTAGATGTTCTTCACTGTGAAGATATGTTTCATTCATGGTATGCTTATCAAAGTTATGTGCTGTATCTAAAAGAAGTGTAATATATTTTCTTAAATTAAATTTTGTTTTAATCCATATATTACCTGGTATATCGATAGTTTCTATGAAATTCTCTGATTGCCAAATATCCATTTTTTGATTTGAAAATTTCATATATATTGTTAAAAATGTATCATTAGTATATTCATTTCTATAATTCATATTAGTTAAACTATCATTTGTTTCATAAAAACAAAATACTTCTACATTTTCTTTTTCATTTGCTTTACTTATTCTATCTTGTATATTATTTTGAATTTCTTTAATTATTCTTCGTGTTATTTCTGTATTATCCTGAAATGTTGCATTTTCATATCTTAAATTTGATAATTCTCTTGCAATTTCATTATATTGTCCACCTATGTTTCTAAAATAATGTCCATAAGGTTGTCTAAATAAATTAGTTATATTAGTTCCTTTTTTCCAACCTAAACAATGGTAATGAATTATTGCTTTTATAGTATCAGAACTTTTTGATTTTAATCTAAATTTATTAGTAATACCTAATGGATTAATACCATTTGGTATTTGTGCTGTGTAATAGTAGTTATCATTAAAGATTTTTATTTTTTCTAAAACACTTTTTTGTGGACCTAATAATACACTATCTATAAATTCAGAAGGATTTATAGCATTTTCTTCAAAAGGTATTATTTTCCATTTACTTTCATTCCAATTTACACTATGATTAGACATATCTTTTCCTTTCATATTCAGGTAAGGCAATTAACCTTACCTGAATACATTTATTATTATTTAACCACCTGTTTTATTGTTGTATACCACTGATACAACAGCAAAATCGGCACCTTGACTTGGAACTAATTCAGTATCGTTATTAGCCCTTGCCTGATTAACATTAACAGTAGCACTATTTGGAATATCTAATTCAGTTCTTAAAGCACCAACAGTTGTTGATGTAACTAATGTATTCTCAAAAGTATCGCTTCCATTAAGTAATCTTATAGTATGCTGTTCAGCCATTTTCTTTTCCCTTCACTACATTTGTAGTATTATTTGTTGAATTCAATCTATTATTTACACAATTGGCATAAAATTCTTTTAAATTATATTTATCTATTGTTTCTTTATCTCTATTACACTGTTTATATGAATATTGCCATAATTGAAATATATAATATGCTAAATGTGTTTCTTGCATTTCTTTATCATTAAGTAAAGCATTAGCCAAATATCTTGCTAATGCTTTTTCTTTATTTTCATTTTCAATCTTTTCTAAACCTATATCATATCTATCTATTACCATAATCATTCCTTCCATTAATATTAAAAAGGTAAAATTTCATTAGAAGAAGAATTATCTCTTTCTATATTTTCCCTTTCTGTTTCTATTTCACTTTCATATTGTCGTGATAACAAATGAAAATATTTATGCTTTTTCCTTACAAGTAATTCACATTCAGGATTTTTAAGCATAAATAGTAAAACTTGTGAATTTACTAATGTTATATAATTTAAATTTTTAAAATCTTTTTTAAATTCTACTCTTAACATTTGATTATCATAATGCCATTGTCTTGTCCATATACTATCTATATCATTTTTAGTAATAGTAAATTCTGTATTATAAGGCAATTTCATTATCATTCTATATATATCAAGATTATCATCATTTAATAATCCTTGGAAACCTAATTCCTTTAATATATATCTTTCATTCTTTTGTTCTATTGTTAATTTAGGTGAAAATTGATAATCTTGCCATTCAAATTCTTTTTCTCTTATTGTCAAGATTTCATCATTCCATTTTTGAAGTGCTTTTACAAGATGAATTTGATTTCCATTTATTAATGTATTTCCTTTTAAGTCGTAAGTATTCATTTCCATTTCCTTTCATTGATAAAACTATCAATTCTTATATTAATTTGTTCACAATATATACATAAATTATTATGAATGTAACTGGACATATAATGTTTTTTACATTCATAACATTCCTTTAAATCTTTATGTGTATATAATATGTGTTTAACTATCCAATTTTTAAACATTATTTACTACCTAAATATTTTTTATGATATTTAGTAGTATGATTTTGCTTACATATTCTACATAGAGGCATAATTATTTATTCCTTTCAGTAATAAAGGAATTAAGGTATAAATACATTATATATTTATCTTAATTGTGGTTGGAACCTAACCAATTATCCTTAATTCTTTATTACTATATAAGTAAATATAGAAGGGTATTATTTACTCTAATATTTACTGATTAACTTTTGAATTAATTTTAATATTATAGTTATTGCAGTTAAAATTATTGCTGTATCTACTAATTCAACTGTATAATTTGTTAACCAAATATTAAAATCATCACTATACATTGAATTATCAGAATGATAAAACAATGATTTAACTATTAATACAACTACAAAAGACATTGTAAAAGATAATCTTAAAAATAGTTGTAATATTCTTTCTGTATAGTATTTAACATCCATTACTATTCCTTTCCTTAACTATATATCCTTTATCATATTTCCAAAGTAGTTTTTTAAGACTATTAACAGGGTATTTATTCCATTTAGACTTATTACCGCCTAATCTCTTAATAATTAATTCAACTATTTCTGGTTTATGTTTAGGAATATATACATAATCATTATAATATAACATATATACCTACTTTCATAAGTTTAAAATGTAAAGTGCAATTAGTATAGTTCCAATGCCTATGGGAATTCCAACCATACTAATATGTTTCAATGTTCTGGTGAATTTAATTCGCAAATACACTATTACAAGGAACTATTTTAATTAACATTAATGTAGACTTTTAGAGTTGTTTCTACTATTCTACCTGTATTTCCATACACTATGATCCTGCTAATTCCTTATAACTATACTAAATTGCACTTTCTTTGGTTAATCAATACCTATTAATTTACAAATGTGTTAAAACAATTTCTTTTAGACATTACATTTGTAAATAACAATTCATCAAGGTTACTTAAATCTATATCAATCATTATATCATCTGAAAGCATATCCATTTCAGCATATACTCTTGCCTTTAAATTATTATGATTAACCATAATATTTGAATTTACTTTCAGAGTGTTTATCATCATTGCTATTGATAACTGTTGATTTTTAGTTAAAGTATTAATTATTATTCCTTTACTTATCATCATTTGTCCCTTTTTTTCTGTTTAAATAATTCTTCGTTATAACCTAAATTAAAAACTTTTTTAGCATAATCTTGCATAGTAAATGATTTATTTTCTTTTCTTGTCTTTTTTATTTCATCATCTACTTTTTTCATTGTTAAATATAATTTAACATATGATATATCTTTAAAGATTATATTATTGGGATTTAAATGTTTTTCTTTTTTAATGTTCCAACTATCATCCATTTCTTTCTCTCTTTCTTTAATTGAATAGTGCGAAATGATTAATAGGGTAAACAACAATGAAATGAATAAATAACTAACTCACTTTGTAAAGAGGTATAGCATTGTTTATCATTTCGCACTATAAATTAATTGTAAAGTATTAGTATTAAAATAAAATTATAATGGAATGTGCCAAAGACTCACACTCTGGTAATGTATTGGGACTTGCGCCATTCACATTCCATTAATCTTTTAACTTACAAAATGTCTATTGTAAGGTATTAAATCCTGGATTTCTTTCAAAGGGATACCAAACGAATGATATCCCTTATCAAGAAACACTTATTTACCTGTTGGCATTAACTGTTGCAAATCGAATGAAAATGCTTTCCATTCTTTTTCCAACAATACCTTTTTCCATTGGGCAAAGCCAACAGGTTGACTATCATAGCGCTTGCTATCATCATCTACTGCATATGGTAATCTTTCACGATTAACCATTCGCATTGATTTAGCAAGTATGCTATCACAGTCATCAATGAAAGAGTGAAAAGTCTTTTCATCAACCAAACAGTCTGATTTCAGGTTGCTATGAATAACAACAACCTGAACTTTCATCTGTTTTCCTGTTTTAGAATTCTTGTATCCTAAACCTGTGGATACATCATCTAAACAGGATGAATGAAAATTCGTTTCAACATATTCATCATCTTTCTTTTCCAACAACTTGGCTGATACAAACAAACCATTCATTGGAACGAATGATGATGAATATTCTCTTTCTGAAATAAATTGCGAAGACATAATTTATTCCTTTCCCTACGATATGTAGGTGTTAATTAAAATTAAGGCAACATTGTTGCTACCCTGTAAGGGCATGGGAACCCTATACCGCCTTGTTATTCGTCAATGCTTTGCACCTTGCGGACATCATTTTGTTTTCGTTCGCAAGGCAGGTTGTGGGAAATTAGAGAAACGACAGCCCTTCGTTGTTTCTCTAATTTCTTTTCGTTGAAGAATTTCAACGAAAAAACAACCTGTTGACGAATATCAAGGTGGTATGGGTTGATTATATACCAAGTACACACATTCTACTTGTATTTTTGAAAAAATTGCCTTATATTATATAAAATGTCAAAGTTACCAAAAGATATAATGAAAAAAATTATGGATTCACACTATCTGGAGAAGTGGGATGGGGAACAATGGGTTAAAGTACCAGTTTCTTCGAAATCTCCCGAAGTGCAAAGGATCAAAGAGATAATGTTGGCAGAAATTGAAATTAATGTGATCATGGAAGCTTTAGATTTAGGGATTCTATTACGTAGCGATCGTGAGCTAAACTAGTGAGTGTAAGGTATTAACGTTAATATAAACGTTATTACATACATTAATTATTATAAATAATTAATTACGAAAAGGAGAAACGTTATGGCGAAGCGTAAACAGAAGAAACCTACGATAAAGGAATTAATGAATATTATACGTTTGATATTATCGGAATTGAAAGTATTAACGATGCAAGTTTTCAACGGCGATAAGGCCCTAGACCTCTATATAGAGATGAAGGGGGAGAAAGATGAATTCATAAAATTTTTGTCGGAACATAAAGAAAAAAATGATAAGAATAACAAAGAAGCTGAAGAAAAATAATTTTCAACCTGTAGAATATATTATATATACAGAGGCAGAAGCCAAGGAAAAAGGGATATCCTATAATTTTTGGCAGAAAACGGAGCCAGGTGAGTATGGGATCAGTGATGATAAGTATGTTTCTGAGTGTATATCGAGGAATGAATACAAGACAAATACTGAGATGGTATACCCTTTTGGACGTCAATGGCTGGGGAAAACAAGGAAATTAGAGTTTGAACCCCATTATGCTTCAGGTAACTTTTGTACGGTGTCTACAAAGCCTTATAGTGAGATTGAAGCTAAAACTGCTAGGGCAGAACTTGCTGTAGATGCCTTTCTAACCTACAAAATGGCAGGTATACAGCCAGATCTATATAAAATAGGTAAGTTGTATAGGCCTGATCAAGAAAACCCCGTAATCGCCGCAAAAAAATTACTTAAGCTAAAAGAGGTGAAAAAGATGATTGAAGAAAAGTTGAAAGAGATCCTTGTAGAAAAGGGTGTCGATGAAGGATATGTATTAGATGTTATAAAAGATGCTATAGATGTAGCTAAGGTTAAAGAAAGTAGCTCTGATATGATCCGTGGTGCCAAAGAACTGTCTATATTTTTAGATATGGCTCCTAAAACAAAACAAGTTACAGAGTCTGTAGAGGTAGATATGTCGCATCAAATTGCTGATTCTTACAAGAAACAGACTAAAAAGTTAAAAGCAACTAAAACCCAGGATATAGATGAAAAAGATAATAAAGTTATCGGGGAATAGTCAAAATCTAGATGAGTTGCTCGCAGTTTTAAAAGATGTAGCCCCAGAATGGGGAGTTACAGTAGTAGAAACACAACCAAGGAGAGAAGATGAAACCCCTAAGAGACGAAGTAGTAATCAAGCAACAGCCTAAGAAAGATAAGACTGAAGCAGGAATTATCTTAACAGATGATATTGTTATACAGGAAAATGTAGGTATAGTCGTAGCTAAAGGCAAAAAAGCTGATGAAGTTAACATAGATGACAAAGTATTGTTTGGCCCAGGCTTTGTAGTTCAAGATATTGAAAAACAAGAAGTCCTATTTATGAGTCAGAACAATATTCTTTGTGTATTAGATAAATAAATGGATAAAGATAAGATACTTCTAGAAATGCAACAAGATATGTTGTTATTTGGCAGAATGGTGATGCCTAATATGTTTAGTGAGAATTCTCCTAACTTTCATTATGAAATTACCAAAGAACTGTTAAATCAAGATTCAAGTCAAATTAATATCATTGCACCTCGTGGACATGCCAAGTCTTCTATCGTAGCTGGTGTGTATCCCTTATTTCATTTGATGTTTGATAAAGGACCAAAAGTTATTGTGCTAGTTTCCCGTACACAGGGACACGCAACTAAGTTGTTAGGGACAATAAAAGACACATTAGACTATTCCCAGGAGTTCAGATACTTTTTTGGATACTGGGGAATGCAATCAGCAAGAAAGTGGTCTAATGCTGAAATAGAGTTAAAAGATGGTTCAGTTATCATATGTAAGGGTACAGGACAGCAGATTAGAGGTATCAAACATGGAAATCAACGTCCTACTTTAATTATATTAGATGATCCAGAAGATGAAAACAATACTAAGACAGCAGAGGCAATGGAGTCTAACCTTCGTTGGTTGCTGCAATCTGGGGTTCCTTCCTTGGATCCACTCAAAGGAAGAGTATGTGTTATTGGTACACCGCAGCACCAACGTTGTTTAGTAGAAACACTTAAGGATATGAAGGGGTGGAAAAGTTTAACATTTGCACCTGATATGGAAGAAAAGCTTTCTTTATGGCCAGAAGTATGGCCGATAGATAAACTGGCTCAGAAAAAAGAAGAATTAGAAAGTATTAATCGTATTTCTGTATTTTATAGAGAATATCTATGTCAAATTGTAGGTGATGAAGAAAATCTATTTAGAGAAGAAGATATTCAGTATTATGACGGACATTACGATTTAGACGATTATGGATACCCATATATGGTATTAAAAGAGATAAATGGAAAAAAAGTAGATAAAAGAATACCCGTAAATATTTTTACAGGTGTTGATCCAGCATCTAGCACTAAAAGAGGGGCAGACTTCTCTGTTGTGTTTAATATAGCAATAGATGCTGAAAACAACAGATATGTGCTTCCATATTATAGAAATCGGGCTACTCCATTAGCATTGGCAGATGCTATTATAGATAATTTTGTAGAATACAATAGTGCAAGAACAAGAATTGAGTCAGTGGGATATCAGGAGATGTTACGTCAATATATTAAAGAAAAGTCAGAAGAACTGGGATTATTTATTCCTGGGTTAGAAATTAAAGAAAATCCAAGAACATCTAAGTCTTATAGGCTGGAAAGCTTGCAACCTTTGTTTGCACAAGGTAAAGTTTATATAAGAGATAATATGCAACCGCTATTAGATGAACTATTATTGTATCCTAGAGGTAAACATGATGACTTATTAGATGGATTTTTCTATGCTAACAAAAATGCATATAAACCTGTTCATGACATAGAAGAAGAGGAAGATGTGGAAGATTATTACGATTATGCCCCAAAAAGCTGGAAATTAATGTAAATAATCCTTGACAAATACCACTTTTTTTTCGTATTTTACAAACTAGGATAATCGTATGCATATTGATCTAATTAAATACTATATGACAAGTAAGTCATTTAAGGAAAAATTAAACAATTTATTGCATACAGAAGTACCAAAAGGTTATACAATAATAGAGAAGCATGCCAGAGAAAATACAAAACAAGATAGCAAAGACAAGAACTCAATCACTAGCTGATTTAGAAGAAGTATTTAATTACGATCATAACAGAGTTGTAAATAAAGAAGCAGATATTCCAGACGAAGTTGAGCATACGTTAGAATTATTTCAAGAATATAAGTCTTCTCGTGAAATATGGGCGGAAAAGTTTCAGGAAGCTGTAGAATTCCGTGGTGGTGCACAATGGACCAATGAAGAGAAGGAAATTCTTGAATCTCGTGGACAAGCACCTATTGTTGTTAATCGTATACATCCTATTGTAGAAACTGCAAAATCTTTATTAACATATAATTCTCCTCAATTCCGTTCTACAGGAAGAGAAGATTCTGATAGACAGACAGCAAAAGTATTTTCTGACTTATTTCAATATGTATGGGAAGTATCTACAGGAGATGAGCAGTTAAAACAAACAATTGATGACTACTATGTCGGCGGAATGGGTGTATTACAAGTATATCAAGATCCAATGGCAGATATGGGTAAAGGTGAATTGTATGTTAAATCAATTAATCCTTTAGATGTTTTTATAGATCCTAACTCTCAAGATATATATGCACGTGATGCTGCACATATTCTTGTAGCAAAACACTTAACAGACGAACATGCTGAAAGATTATATCCTCAATATATGGATATTATTTTAGATTCTGAAGCTTCTCCTAATGACAATGATGATTATCCTACTACAGATTTAGCAGCAACAGAAGGACAGCTATTTGGTCCTGATTCAGATACTCGTTTACATACAAAACGTAAGTTCATTGAACGTTATACTAAAGAAATGCATGTATATCATAATGTTTTTGAGCCTTTCTCTAATAGAGAATTTCTTTTTATGGAAGACGAATATGAGCAATATAAAGCTAAAATGTATATCAGAGTTAGAAAAATTACAGGAGAAGAAACAATTATATTTGATACAGGGACTGTTGAAGAAATGTTTAGTCTTATTAAAGAAAGCGGTCCAATATATCACTTTGAAATACCTGAACCTCAGTTTGACGAAACAGGTAATTTAATACCTCAAGATCCAATTAGAGTTCCTGGAATGGAAACTAGAGAGTCCATAGCTGGTAGTACTATTGTATTAACCCCTATTACTGCAGAAGAACTTATTGGTATGGAACAAATAACAGCAAACGATATAGAAAAATGCTGTGTTAAGATGGTAGTTAGTGTTGGAGACAACTTACTATATACTCGTATATTACCTACAGAAGATTATCCTATTATTCCAATGATGAATATACATAACAGAAATCCATATCCAGAGTCTGATGTAAGGCTATTTAGACCTTTACAGGAATATATCAACAAAATACGTTCTTTGATTATAGCACATGCAAGTACAAGTACAAATGTTAAGCTATTAATTCCTAGAGGATCTGCGGATATTCGTCAAATAGAGGAAGAGTGGGGAAGAGCTGGAACCAGCGTAATTGAGTTTGACGCAGAACTAGGTGCACCTATTGTAGCAGGGCCCGTGCCTCTTCCCAATGAATTATATAAAAATGAAGCAGATGCTAAATATGATCTAGAGTATGGGTTTGGTATTTTTGAACTTATGCAAGGGAGTACAGCAAATGCACCATCTACTTATAGAGGAACATTAGTAGTAGATGAGTTTGGACAAAGAAGAATTAAATCTCGTAGAGATGACATAGAAGAAGCATTAAATCAAGTTGCAAGAGTTGCAATTCCTTTAATGCAACAAATCTATACTGAAGAAAAAGTAATTAGATTAGTACAACCAAATGGAACAGAGAAAGAAGAAAGATTTAATTTCTATAAAGAAATGGATAATGGAGCTGTGAAGAAATATCATGATATAGGAGCAGGAAAATATGATATTAAAGTTGTTTCAGGTTCTACATTACCAACAAATAGAATGGCATTATTACAAACTTATCAAGATATGTATCAAATGGGCTTAATTGATCAAGTTGAAGTTCTTAAGAAATCAGAACTTGTAGATGTTGAAGGTGTATTAAATCGTTCAGGACAAATGAAACAACTAATGCAACAAGTAGAAATGCTCCAAGAAGAATTGAAGAAAGTTAAAGGCGACTTGCAAACAGCTGATAGAGAAACTGTAAATGCTAAGAAACGCCTTGAAGTAGAAAAATTCAGCACGAAATTAGATCAACAAGCTAATAAGGCTGATGCAGCAACTAGCTTATATAAAGCTAGATTGGGAGATGTTCAAAAAAACCTGATGAATTCCAACGTCATGGAAGTATTTGAGACCATGGAAGAGGAAAGTTAGGGAAGGAGACAAAATGAACGAAGAAAAACAGGCAATAGAAAATGAACAAGAGATGATAGAGGAACCGACTGCGACACCCGATATCAATGAAGATGACCTATTTAACCAGGTATTTGGAGATAATTCAGACGAATTTGTAGCTAAAGATGAGTCAGAAATTTCTGAACCTGCATTAGATCAAGCATCTGAAGTTCAAAGTCCTATTGATCCAAAGGATGATCCAGAGCAATTTCAGTATTGGCAAAGTCAATCTGATAAAAGGCAAGTGGAAATAGATGTTCTAAAAGAACAAATGGCAAATATGATGAATCAAGTTTCTCAAAAGAAACCTGAAGAATCAGTAGAAGAAGAGCCAGTGAAATTAGAAAGACCTATTAAACCACGAAAGCCATCTGATTACGATCATACCGATGCATTAAGTGATCCAGATAGTGAATCAGCTAAATACTTGACCAAAAAGGATGAGTATATGGATGATTTATCGGAATATATGCTATCTCTTGAAACACAACGTAGTGAACAAGTAGCTAAACAGCAAGCAGAACAGAAAGAATTGATGCAAAAGCAACAATTACGAAATGATTTGCAAGCTAACTACAATTATTCTAACGAGCAAGCTGAGGACTTTATTAATACAATGAGTTCTCCAGAATCATTATCTTTAGATAATCTCGTTAGATTACATCAATTGAACTTGACATCTGTTACTCAAGAAGTACAACAGGTAAGTCCTCAAGCTCAAATGAGACAAAACACTATGGTTAAAAGACAAGAGAAGTTAGCTATTCCTAAACCTATTGGGATTCAACCTGGTGCAGATATGCAGTCATCAAAAAAATCAGCGGAAGATCAAATGATGGATTCTATGGTTTCTAATTTTAGAAAGAAGAATCCATTTTAACAAATGAAGGAGATGAAATACGATGGCTAATATTTATAGTATCAATCCTGGGGAAGCTGTTCAGGGAACGTCGATTAATGTCGACAGACGAATCTTTAACTTCGGTGAAAGAATCGCTGAGTTAGCACCCCAACAATCACCTTTCTTCACATATTTGTCTAAAGTTTCTAAGAAACCTACAGATGATCCTGTATTTAAATTCTTAGAACAAAGACATCAATGGCAAAGACGTAACTTCCAAGTTCAAGCACCAGTCACTACCTCTGCACACAGTGGTACAGACTCTAATTGGAATGTTACAACTCTTGATCTAGATGTGCTTTATGATAAATTTGGTAGAGAGGTATCATCTGCAGTACAACCGAACTTTATTCTTGTCGGTCAAATCCTTGCAATCGAATGTGAATACGATGCAAACGGAAGTGACGCAGGAGCAGGTTCAGAAACTGCAGCAATCGCTTACTACAAGGTAACAGGAGTGGATCTGACTACAGATGCAGATGCTGCCCGTGTAGCAGGTACATTTTTAAAAGTAGTAGCAAAACCAACACGTTCAGCAGATGGTGCGGAAGCAGCAACAGCTGGAGAAATTACTGAAGCTTCAGCTTCTAAATTAATTTTTAGAGCAGATGGTGACGGTCAAGTAGTTGGTTCTGCATGGGCTGAAGGATCAACAGATCCAGAAGGCTGGGCAGATGAGTTCTACAACAGAGAAGGATACTGTCAGATCTTTAAGACTGCAGTTCCATTATTCTCTGGTACAGCTCTTGCTACTAGATATCGTGGTGTAAGTAATGAATACATGCGTGTATATCAAGAAAAACTTATGGAACATAAGATGGATCTTGAAAACGCATTCTTGTTTGGTATGGGGTCAGATGACTCTACATCAACAGGCCCAGTTCGTAGAACATGGGGTATTGTACCTTACACTGAGATCTATGGTAAAACAAAAACATTTGCGTATGCAAGTGCTAATTATGATCACTTTATTGATGCAATGGAAAATGTTTTCGCACCAGAATCTGGAAACAGCGGTGAAAAACTAGTTCTTGCTTCAAGAAAAGTTCTATCTTGGTTGAATAAACTAGGTGGATCTTCATTCTTAGGAAATACCATGGCATTAGGTTCACAACCTGACGATGCTGAATCAACTAATCCTTACAGCTTAGATGTTCAGAACGTTAAAGGAGCATTTGGACACCATGTAACAAGAGTTAATACTCTATATGGTAATCTAAACTTCGTTATGGAACCAATGTTCAGAGGTATTCATGAAGATACAGCGATCATGATTGACTTGAATAACGTGTCATACCGTCCATTAATGGGCAATGGTGTATCACGTGATACTCAAGTTATTACCAACGTTCAAAACAGAGATGTTGACGGAAGAAAAGACATGGTTCTTACAGAAGCAGGTCTAGAAATTTCTTTACCAGAAACACACACTGTATTGAAATTTAGCTAAGGCTAATTAAAATGGGGGAGTTGAAATATACTCCCCCACAATAAGGAGAAAAATGAGTTTTCAAACAGACATAGAAGCATATACTGGTAGTATTTCTAGTTTAACAACTGAAGCTGCTAAGTACTTAAAAGATGGTGTAAAATACATAACTAAAATAGTTATGCATGATAGAAATGTTGCTGAAAGATTAACACAAAGCAGTACATTAAATAATTCACCTACAACTATGAGTACATCTAATGCATTAAAAATTGTAAGTGTTACTAGGAATGATGGATCACGTAATAGAATTGCAGTAGAAGTTCCTGTTGAAAGTGCAGGAGATTATCTGGATGCTAATAGTATTTACTATACTAGCAAATATGATCCTAAATGGTATATATCTGATGGAACTCTTAATGTAATACCAACTCCTGCTGCTGGACAGAGTGCTTTAGTAAGGCATATAACTCCAGATAGTTCTGTTGCGGTGGGAGATTCGTCTATAGATAATTTTCCTGCTGAATTTTATGATGGAGTAATTTTTTATGCTGCTAAAAATATTTTATTAAAGAAAATGGTAAATTCTGCAAAGCCAAATGTAGCAGATGCAGCAGCAGCTAGCACAGATTTAACAGCAGATATTACAGCAGGGGTATTAACAACTGCTGCAGATAATTTAGATTTTGATAAATGGTTTGATGTATTAGGAGATCTTATAGCAGATGAAGATATAGAATTAGCACAAGTGCAAACTGATAAAATACGTTCATATGTAGAGACTTATTCAGTTGCACAACAATCAGAATCTGAACAATATAAATGGTATGAAAGCCAGTATATAAAAATGTCAGAATTATTATTAGGATTTTTAGAACCTTACATAGTAGGAAGAATGGCAACAGGAGGACAAGCAAGTGAAGCTACAGCAAATGATAGACCTGGTTAAGAAGCATCATCCGAACTTAGGAAGTAATGAAATTATTCATTTACTTAATAAAGCTTCAGATGAGTTTTGCTCAAGAACCTTAATTTTAGATGAAGCAACTCAATTTGATACAGTTGCTAATCAACGTTATTATGGATTAAAAGAAAGTATTTTAGAAATTAAATCAGTTGATATGGTTGATTCAGATGGTAATACAAAAGAAATCAATCGTTTAGCTGGTAGACCTAAATATAGGGATTTAACATAATGCCAAATTATAATAAAGTATACGACAGAACTAGAAAACAATACTTATGGTGGATTGAAAGAGATTCAATTGGTATTGCAGAATATGATCCTATGGTAGAAGAAAAGAATAAATTTACTTCTCCAGATGCTGCATATCAAATAACTTTATTTTATTATAAAAAAGCAGATCATTTTAATACATTAGATTCAGGCTCTTCTGCTATGACTGAACAAAGTGAATTACCTACACAGTTTCATCAGTATTTAGTAGATAAAGCTATACAGTATGGTTATGAAGAAGAACCTGATATGTTAAATAAAGCATTATATTTTGAAAGAAGATTTGAACGTGGGATTAAGGAAGGAAAAACATTTGCTAATAGAGGCAGAATTTCTGGAATTGGATCTATCAAACAACATAGTTACTAATAGGAGGAATCATGGCAATAGGACCAAAGAGAGGGTATAAAAAAATAGCAAAGAAAGCTTCAGGGATTGCAAAAAAAGCAAAATCAGCTAAAGCCAAAGCAAAAAAGAATTTAGCTAAAAGAAAGCAAAAAAGTACTTTATCACAAGCAATGGACCATTTAATGGGCAAACGCTGGAATTAATAAATGGCAAAAACTTGGAGAAAAGGTCATTTTGGACTGGAATCCTTTGATTCAATTGCTGAAAGTTTTGATAGTTTAGCTCTTTCATTTGATGATAATTTAGACGCTAAGTATACAGATACAGCAATTCCTTTGGATGCTAGTTATACGGATGTGTCAATTCCTAGTGATGCATCTTATACGGATGTATCAATTCCTAGTGATGCAAGTTATGCAGATGTATCAATTCCTAGTGATGCAAGTTATGCAGATCAATCTCAACCAAGTAATCCAACATATGAGGATATAGAATCAAATGGGTAGTTTAACAGGGCCAAATAAAATAAAAGACGTTTATAAGAAACTCGTTTTTATAGAAGGCGGTTATCTTAAATACGATGATGGTACAGATAATAATAATATATTAACTGCTACTGGATTTGTTTCTCCTACAGCTACTGCATTGGCAACAGCAAGAACAATTCATGGTGTATCATTTGACGGTACAGCAAATATAGATTTAACTGAAACAATACAAGATACAGTAGGTGCTATGTTTAGTAGCAATACTGAGACTAATATTACTGCTACTTATCAAGATGGTGATGGAACAATAGATTTAGTATCAAGTGGAGATGTTACTTTAACTAATTCAGTAACATTAACTAATAAAACATTAACAAGCCCAGTTATTAATACTGGTATTAGTGGAACTGCAGTATTAGACGAAGATGATATGTCTTCTGACAGTGCAACTAAAATTGCAACTCAGCAATCAATTAAAGCATATGTAGACAATAATGTTAGCACTGAATTAGTTCAAGATATTGTTGGAGCAATGTTTACTTCTAATACAGAAACAAGAATTGCAGCTGAGTACCAAGATGGAGACGGAACTATTGACTTGGTAGTAGATGATATGACTGCTAATGATAATACATGGAGACCTGTAACTGCAGGTGGAAATAGTTTATCTACTTCAGAAACTTTAGCATTCACAGCAGGGTCTAATGTTACTATCACTGAAAGTGCTGGAGCAGTTACAATTGCTTCAACAGATACGAATACAACCTATACTGTAGGAGATGGTGGATTAACACAAAATAATTTTACAAATACATTAAAAACTAAATTAGATGGAATTGAAGCAAGTGCTGATGTAACAGATACAGCAAATGTAACAAGTGCAGGTGCATTAATGGATTCCGAAGTTTCAAACCTTGCATTTGTAAAGTCTTTAGCAAAAGGTATTAGTGATGGAAATGTTTTAACAGCTAATGATGCAGTTGCAGATAATGATTTTCTTAGAATTGATGGAACAGAAGTAGAAGGTAGAACTGCAGCAGAAGTAAGAAGCGATTTAAATGTAGAAGATGGAGCAACAGCAGACCAATCAGCATCTGAAATACTAACAGCTATTAAAACTGTAGATGGTGCTTCAAGCGGACTTGACTCTGACTTATTAGATGGACAACACGGAAGTTATTATTTAGATTATGGTAATTTTGCTATAGATGATGATGAAATACCTATTGCAAAACTAGCATCTGATAATGTTAGTTATGGTGGAATTACTTTAGCATTAGGTGCTTCAGATGCTACACCTGCATTTAACTTATCTGATGCTACAAGTTTACCTATAGTTGCTGGAACAACAGGAACATTAAGTGTAGCTAGAGGCGGTACAGGTCAGACATCATTAGATAATTTTATCCAATTGGGATCACATACTATTGGTAACTATGCAGCTGCTGTTACAGGAACTACAAACGAAATAGAAGTATCAGGAAGTGCTGGTGAAGGAACTACATTTACCATTGGATTACCAGATGATGTAACTATCGCTGGTGATTTAACTGTTAATGGAGATACTGTTACAGTAAGCACAGCAACATTAGATGTAGAAGATCCATTAATTAAATTAGCAAAAGGTAATAATGCTGCTGATTCAGTAGATATAGGAATTTATGGATTATATGATACTTCAGGTTCACAAGATTTATACTCAGGATTATTTAGAGATGCAAATGATAGCGGGAAATGGAAGTTATTTAAAGATTTACAAGCAGCACCAACAACGACAGTTAATACATCTGGAACAGGTTATACAGCAGGAACTTTGGTTGTAGGCACTCTTGAAGGAACGATAGGGACAGCAACACAAGGAACTATTGACCATGATAGTTTAGCTAATTTTGTAGCTAATGAACATATAGACCACACTGCTGTAGCAGTGAACGCTGGTGTAGGATTATCAGGTGGAGGTAACATATCTGCATCTGTTACATTAACTTTTGATGGTTCCGAATTAGGTGATATGACAGATCCTATGGTGGCTGCTGATGAATTTTTAGTATTAGATAATAGTGATTCATCAGGTAGCAGAAGAAAGGCATTCTCAGAAATAGAAGCTTTATGGAATCACGATAACTTATTAGGTTTTGTAGCTAACGAACATATCGATTGGACAACAGATCAAGGTTCAACAAATATACATTCAGGAAATTATACAGATACAAATACAAATCAACTTACTACTTTTGTGATTTCAGACGACGATGGAGATGATGTAACTGTATCTCATGGAAAATATGTAAAATTTTTAGGTGGATCAGGTGTAGCTACTGATTGGACAGATATTTCTGATGGAAGTTCATCTGATGAATATGATATGACAATATCAGTTGATCATGATGCAATTACTAATTTTGTAGCCAATGAACATATAGATCATACTGCTGTTGCAGTTAATGCTGGAGTAGGTTTAACTGGAGGTGGAAATATAGCTTCATCGGTTACATTAACTTTTGATGCTACAGAATTAGATGATATGACAGATCCTATGGTAGATGGTGATGAATTTGTTGTTATTGATGGTTCAACAAGTAAAAGAAAAGCATTTTCAGAAATAGAAGCTTTATGGGAACACGATAAGTTAGTTGGATTTGTAGCAAATGAACATATAGATTGGACAGCATCGAGTGCTGGAACTATACATTCAAGCAATTATACAAATACTAGCCAAGCTACTACATTTCAATTAGAAGATGGAGACGGAACTGAAGTAACTATATCTCATGCTAAAGAAGTTAAATTTGTAGAAGGTTCTGGTATTGATATAAATTGGACTGATGTAGATAATGGAACAGATGGAGATCCATATGATTTAACATTTACAGTTGATCATGATGCTGCTGATAATTTTGTAGCTAATGAACATATAGATCATAGTGGAATATCTATTGCTTCTGGAGATGGATTATCTGGAGGTGGTAATTTAACTACTTCAAGAACATTGGCTTTCGATGGTAGTGACTTAACTGATATGACCGAAGGAATGCTTACAGGAGATGAGTTTGTAGTATTGGATGGTAGCAATTCAAGAAGAAAAGCAGCAGGAGAAATAGGATTAAGTATTTTTAATAATGATAGTGGTTTTACAAGCAATTCTGGAGATATTACAGCCGTAGCAGCTGGGGATGGATTATCAGGTGGAGGAAGTTCAGGAGACGTGTCATTAGCAGTTTCTGTTGACGATACTACCATTGAATTAAATTCTGATGCTGTAAGAGCTAAAACAGCTTCAGTTAGCAATGGCGGTACAGCTCTTGCAACTGGAGATCAAATATATGACTTTGTTATTGGATTAGGATATACTACAAACACAGGAGATATTACTGGGGTTGATCTAACAGGGGCAAATGGTATTGCAATATCATCAGAAACCAATACTACAAGTGGTAATTATTCTTCTACAGTAGGCATAGATATTGGTGCAATTGGCACTTCCTTGTCAAGCGAGCCAGAGGACGAAGATTTATTTGTTGTTGAAATAGCAACATCTGGGGCAATTAGAAAACTCGCATATTCAGAAATTAAATCAACAGGTATTACAATAGATGGCACAACCGCAAATGGTGTTCTTACTTATGGGGGAACAAATAATATAGATACAGAATCCAATCTTACTTTTGATGGAACAGATTTATCTGTAGCAGCAGGTGGTAAAATATCAGTTGATGAAGTAGAGGGTAAATCAAATAATACTAATACTTTATTACTTAATGATGACCAAACAGCAGCAACTAATATGGTTACATTACAATCTATCAATCATGTTAACATAATGACTGATGGAAATAATAATGGAACTGGAAATTTCGCTGTTTATAATGGAAGCTATGATGTTGATACAGCAGATTTAGCATTTAGAATTACCTCAACAGGGTTAGCAAGATTTGAAAATGATATAGATATTCCTGCAACTAATAAAATATATCTTGATGGTAGAGGTAATACTTATATAACAGAAAGTTCTTCTGATAATGTAAGTTTATATGCAGGTGGACAACAAATGATGGTATGGAGTGAGGGAACTAATGATTTAATTTATGTCCCTGATGGACTTTATTTAGGTGTTGGTAGTGATGTTGATATGTATATGCGACATAATGGAAGTAATAGTTGGTTAACAAATAGCACAGGAGATTTATATATAACTAATGATGCCAATGATAAAGATATTATATTATCTTCTGACGATGGTAGTGGTGGAACGACTGCTTATCTAACAATAGATGGTGGTGCTAATAAAATTATAGCAAATGAAAATATAGACATAGTTACATCTAGCGATGAAATGATGAGATTTAAAAGAAGTGGTGCTGATGAAGTAAGTATAGAACAAGATAGTTCTCAATTATATTTTTACAATAGAACAACAAGTAAAGTATTGTTCCTAATGTCTGAAGGTGGTAATGCAAAAATGGGTTATAATACTAATCCTATTTTTGAATTAAGAAACGAAGGCACTAGTGCTGGTAATGGTGGAAGTCTAACATTTGGGCATAATCAAGATAGTTCAACAACAGCTATGGCAAGAATATCAGGTTATCTCGTAGATGGAAGTTCTGGAGGTAGAGCTGGACATTTAAGATTCTGGACTTCAAGAGCTGGTAGTGATGAACTTGCTATGCAATTACAAAATGATAATAAATTAAGATTATATCAACCAGGAGATACAAGTGATTATGGAGAAATGTATGTAGACGATGATAGAGTGCATTTTCATGCGGCATCTGGAAATTATCATAGATTTACAACTGACCATGGATACATAGAATTAGGACCAGCTAATAGTGGTTGGGGGCATATTAATACTGATAGAAGTAAATTCTATTTTAATAAACAAATTACAGTAGATAGCGGTGTTATAACTGCCTATGATGAAGATTTAAGTTTACAAAGAAATCATGATAGTGCTAATGATAGTATACTTATAGCAAGTAGTAGCATTCAGCATAAATTAGATGGAAATGTAAAACTACAAATTAATTCAGATGGTAGAGTTAATTACAATGGTTGGACTGGAGTAGACCACATTACTGTTAGAAGTAATGGACATACAAATTCAGGAAGTTCAAATACATTTTATATTAAGTTTTGTACAGTTGTAGTAGATGATAGTCCAGCTAATTACAATGGAGTAAGCTTAAGTGGAAAAATTTACAATGGAGATAATAGTCATGGTAATTGGATTGACTGGTCTGTATGGTTTAATAATCCGTTAGATAGCGGCTCAATATCACATGGTGGATTTATGCGTTCTAATGGTGCACATTGGATTAACAATATATTAGTACAAAGAACTGCTGGTGATGGAGAAATTGACAATGGTAGTTGTACATACGAATTATATTATGATATAAATCAAAATTGGGCTAACAACTTCTATAACGTAGCTACCGAGGTACACTATCCTAGTGAAAATAAATTTAATGTTACTTGGAATCACGACCAATCAGAAGTTACATCATTACCAGGTACCGAAGTTGTGAATATGCAAACTAATACGTATGATGACGGATGTCAAACATTAGTACAAAGTGGTTCAGTTGGTGCTCCTTCTTATAGTTTCTTAGCAAGTAGAAATACTGGTATGTATCGTGGTGCTTCTGATACAATAGATTTTACAAATGGTGGAACTCGTATGTTAACTATACAAGCTGATGGAGATTTAGAGTTAAGAAGCGATGGTAGTTCTCAAGGTGCATCAATACAAAGAGTAGGACAAATACAATTTACTTGGGATAGAGATAGTTATGGGACAAGTAATAACCACGCTATTGTTTGTAATAGTGATAATTTAATTATAAATAGTTTTGATGATGTTACTATTAATTTAGATAGTAATGACAATGATGGTTCTGAAACATTTGATATTAGAAAACATGATACTTCATTAACTGGTGGTACATTATTATTCCAAGTAGACGGAGCTGGTTTATGTAGTTCTTATGGAGGATATGGAAGTATAGATGGTACAGCAGGCAGTCCTTCATTTAGGTTTAATAATGATGCTGATACTGGTATGTATAGAGTTAGTGCTAATACGTTAGGTTTTTCTACTGGTGGTAGCAATAGAGTAACAATAGATAGTTCAGGGCTTGGAGTTGGAATAACTCCAGCAGAAGTATTAGATTTAAAAACTTCTTCTGGAGATTGTAGAATTAGAATGGATGCTCCTGATGGAAGTGATTGTGAAATTAAATTTTATAACGATGGAGCAGTTCAATATACTATGGGCTATGACGATGGTGCTGATGAATTTAGAATTGGAACAGACAATGTTGATAGTGGGGTAAGATTTAAATTAACTGACAATGGTGTTAACATTGCAGATGGTGGTTTAGGAGTAGATGTTGCTCCAAGC